GACATGATCAAATCTTTCATCGGGGAGGACTGAGAAACGACAACGTCTTAGACATTAAGACGTAGACTGCGGCACTGTGATCACCGAGACCGACATCCGTCAGTTGCGTTCCGAGGCGATCCAAGCGCACTCGAGGTGGAAGGGGGAGCTGGTCCTCGCTGATGCGATCGAAGGTGGGGAGTGGGAAATCCTCTGGCCCGACGCCTCAGTGGAGCATTCCAAACCGCTGATCGAGAACCTCTACGCAGAAGCGCTCGAGGACAAGACTCTGACGGCGTCGACGATCATCCCTCAGGTGCTGACTCAGCCGACGAGGGGCACCAGGAAGGATCAGGGTGAGTCGAACGCGGCGAAACGTCAGCGGGTCAACCTTTCGTATTTGGAGAGGTCCGACTTCCGCCGCAACCTCCGCAAAATCTACCGGGACTACTACCACGCCGGGCTGGCCGCGGGGAACCCTTGGGCGACCGGATTCTCGGGTGTGATGTTGCCGTCGGCGGAACGGTTCGCCTACTTCCAACTCCAAGACCCGAGGGCTGTGTTCCCGTTGGGGTGGGACAACCGGGGCCGGCTGACCGCAGGGCTGGTGATGCGACAGAAACGGGTCGCGGACCTCAGAGCGGACTGGGGTGAGAACCACCCGGCGTTGATCGGGGCTCAGGTGAAGGCGGCGATGTCGGATACGCCGTTGACGTGGCTCGAGGAGATCTGGTACTTCGACGGAACCCAGTGGGGAGTGTCGATTGGTGACGCGTCGATCCCTTACAACTATCAGGGTCAGCCGTTCGGTCCCAAAATCGGTGAAGGGTCGACGATCATTTCGTGGCTTGCAGGACCGGAGCGTCACGGATTGGATCAGTGTCCGCTGAAAGCGATCACCCGGACCACGGTCAACGACCAGCCGCGGGGGGCGCTGTTCGACATCATCCCACAGCTTCGGGTCGCCCAGAACTTCATGGCGAGACTTCTCGACGACCTGGAGATGTCGATTTACGCGCCGACGGTCGCGGACAACATTCAGAACATCGAGGAGTACGGGCCGGGTGCGATCCTGATCGGCGACGGCCAGGGGGCCGCCAAGGTGGAACAGAGCAGGCCGCCGGTGAACTTCGAGGCGCAGCAGACCGTTTCTTCGATCATGGAACAGACCCGGCGTCAGGCGTTCGAACCGGCGCAGCGGTCCGGTGAGGCGGGAGCTTCGATCGTGTCGGCGAAGGGGACGACGGCGCTGATGGGCTCTTTCAACGCTGAGCTCGCCGCCGCCCAGTTCGACTCCGAGATCCTGATCGCTGATCTGTTGTCGGCGACGGCGGCGTTGGATGAACGTCGGTGCGCCGGCCAGAAACAGATCTGGCTTCTGGATAAGCATTCGAACCTGGTGGATGAGTCTTACGACCCGGCGAAGCTTTTCAAGGGTGACTGGCGGGTGCGGGTGACGTATGGGGACCGGACCGGCCTCGACGAGCAGCAGCATCTGATCCGGGCGTCGACGATGCGGAACCTGGGGGCGATGTCGCTCCGCGAGTTCATGGAGAAGATGGGGATTGACGATCCGTTGGCGATGGAGACGGAGTTGGTGATCGAGAAGCTGATCACTCTGTTCACCGATGTGATGTTGCCTCAGGAAGTGCAGGCGGGGAACAAGCAGGCGATCGTTGACTTCATCGACAAGATCGACACCGACAAGATGACGGTCCGCGAGGCGGTGTTCGAGACGATCCGAGCCACCAACATTCCGCCGGCGGAGGGTGCGAGCCCTGGTGGGTTGGGCGCTGGTGGCCGGGCGGACATCATGCGGATGATGCAGTCGTTGGGTTCGGGTGGGATCCCGGGCAACGCTGAGGGTCAGCCTGGGACTGGTGGGGCTCAGCCGGTGGCGACTGGTGGGTTGCGTCAGGCGTTGGGTTCGGAGAATTCGAGGGCGCTCGCTGAGGTGGCGCCGGGAGGGACCGCGACGTGAGGTGTGGCACATGCAAACAGGAAGCGGTCTACAACCCGGCCCTGCGTGGGTGGGAATGTCCTGTCGGTCATGGATTTCAGATGCTGTCCGACCTTGAGGTAGCCACGCGCAGTGGGCGTTGGATTCTGTTCCGCAACGCGCTGGGAGGGACCGCGACATGAATGGCACGACCGACGGGACAGACACTCGAATCGAAACATCGGGTTTCGAGGGTCTCCAGTACGAGACGGGCGACTTCCTTGGCCCGTACCCGCTGACCTTCTATGGGTCACCGGGATGTGACTGCGGGTACGGCGGGCGGCATTCCCGGCTCCGCCACTGGTATCGGCTGAGATTCCTCAAGGAGACGTGGCAATGATCGCATGGTGTTACAAGCACAGGCGGGCGGCGCTCTGGACTCCGTGGGGTTTCATCTGCTCGGCGACGAACCACAAGGTTGCACCGACGATCCGGAAGGCGGCGTAGATGGCAACCAGCCAGGACCTCGTGCCTAACGACGCTCCTTATGGCAATCGCCAGGAGAACGTCGCTGCGATGCAGCAAGCAGGTCTCCCGACATCGACCTCTCCCGGCGGGGTCTCGCCCCCCATGGCCCCGCCGGGCGGTCGGGCACCACAACCACAGCAGCAGGGTGCGCCCATGTCAGGCCTCGACTTGCTGCGTGACCGGTCGCCGGCGGATTTCCCGTTCATCGGCACCGAACAGGCCGGGAGCCCGGCGGCGTCGGAACCTGATTCGGTGATGTCGGCGCTGGCGGCTTCGGCTCAGTCGTCGTTCGCTCAGGCGGTGCTCAGCCGGCTGACACAGACAAGAGGGTGATCGGTGCCGATCGATCCCGCCGACCGGAAGTTCTACACCGACCCAGCCGCCTACGACCCTGACAAAGCGTTGGGGACTGCGCCTGTGACGGGCGTTAAAGCGATGTCGAAACCGGCGGTGAAACAGAGTGTGGCCGCTGACGCTGCGGGTCGGGCTGCGGTGATCGGTGAGAGCGCCCTCGAATTCTCGAAGCAGCGTCAGACGGTCCAGGCGGCGGTCGCCCTCCATTTGGGGAACCGGATTCCGGGAATGGACTTTTCGAGTGTGGTCGACCCGATCGCCGACCGCTTCCTGGAGATGACCGCCGGTGACCCTGCTCTAACAGGTGCTCTCAACTCAGACGTCAACGCGTTGTTCGCTCTCACCGACATTGAGATCGCGGAGAAGATCATGCGGGGTGAGCCTGTCAGCCAGTTCGGTGACGTGTTCGACGCGGTGGCGGAGGTGGCTTGGGAGGTGGGTGCGACCGAACTCGCACACCAGCTCGAACTTGAGCAGGCGGATGCGATGTCGGGGACGTTCGAGGCGCTGACCGGATCGGCTGCGATGGAGCTGGCGGACATGGACCTTCCCGACGCTCCGGACCTGGGGATTGAAGGCGACCGTCGTCGGGCTGGCGGTGAGGCGGTCGGTGGCGGGCTGACGCGAGCGCAGACATTCGAGAACCTGTTCGATGTACCGGGTGCGTGGTCGTTTTCCCCGTCGTCGGGGATTCTCGCGGTGACGATCGGTGAGGGTGACAGGGAGGAGACGATCGGGATTGAAGCCAGGGCGGGGTTCGACCCGAAGAACCATCTCGATGTGATGGCCGAAGTGGTGTCCGCTCAGGCCGACGGGCGGGTTGCTGGCGGCCAACTCACACCGGAGCATGGTCGTGGCGCGGTTCAAGCGATCATGGACACCGCGCATTCGATCGGCAGTTTCTTGGAGAACAACCCGACGGCGCGGACCAGTATCGATGCTCTGTGGGGAGGGTTGACCCAGCAGGATGTTGAGGACATCGAGGAGAGGCGGGCGAACCGGATCCGAGATGAGAAGGGGGAGATCACCGAGGAGTCGGTCCGGTTGGCGTCGGTGATCCCGCTTCCCGAGGGCATGATCATTGCTTCGATCGCTCGGGCGATGATGGGCGACGCCGAAGGGGAGTTGGACTCGGCGACGGCGCTTGAGCTGGCCGCGGAGATTGTTGACGAGAACCGCGAGGAGATGCTGACCGATTTCCGGGCGATGACGTCGGAGGAGATTCTCACCGAGCTCGAAGCCGAGGCGGAGGGGCGCTCGGCGCTGGGGGAGGCTGTCGAAACCGGACTGGGGAAGACGCTTGAGGTGTTTGAGGCGTGGGACATGTTCAGCCAGACGCTCGGGGTCGCCGCCATCGACGCGTGGAAGGACATCTTCGGTGCTGGAGGTGAGTTCGTCGGCGGAGACTGGGAGGAAGGGTTCACCCGGCTCCAACAGGTTTTCGAGGCGCCGGGCGAAACCGATGCCCACCGTGAGCAGGTGCTCGGCGTGAACGTGATGACCGCCGCTGAGTACTTCGGGTTGGAGGGCGGAGCGGCGGACGCGGCGAACCTGGTGGTTGGCGGGTTGTTCGACCCGTTCAACTTCGTTTTTCCTGGTGCGAAGGGGATGAGGGCGGTAGCCCGGAAGGCGTTGACTAACCCGAAGTACGCCAGGGTGTACATGAGGATGGGTTCCTATCCCAGCGCGATAAAAGCAATCGTGGGGAAGTCGAACCTAGAGGATATTGCTGAGGGCGTCATCAAAGGCGTGACGTCTCCGCCACTAGAGAAGGCGCTGGCTCAGAGCCCGGTGCCTTTCGGGACGGTGGACGAACTAGCCGAAACGGGCAAGGTTCTCTACCACGGCACCTCGCAGACGTTCGATGTGTTCGACGCTTCGCAGGCTGGGTTCCGAGGTCGGACGACCGGCGGTCAACGGGCCGGGCAGGGCGGCAAGTTCTATTTCAGTGACGACCCGGCGGTGGCGTCAGCCTTCGCCGATGCCGGTTCACCTTCCTCAAGCCTCGATGAATTGTTGGGACGGAACGTCGATCTCGAGGACTTGACTGTCGAGGATTACGACCGACTGGTCGACCCGGAGGCGTCCCTGTTCTTGGAGATTGAGGACGGCCCGATTCTGATTCGGTCGGGCGAGCATCTGAAAGAGGTTGTGGAGTCAACCAATTGGGGGTTGGACGAGATAGGGGTCCGTCAACTTCGACCGGACCGGGCGCCGCAGGTGCGGGTGCAGGCGGTGTTCGGCAGAGAGTTAGACCTCAGCGGGTTCATCGACCCTGGCGATCTGCCGGCCGGGTTGCTCGATGCGTTGCAAGCGGACCGGCTGGTGCAGCGGGTCGATGAGGGGACGTACTACCGGGTGTTCACACCCGAAGGGGTGAAGCAGCCACGTGCGACCAAACGGGGGTTCGTCCTTGAGAACTGGGAGGCACATGAGGACCGGTTCGAGGCGACCGCTCAGTGGATGCGCGAGAACGGTTACGGGAAAGCGGTGGTCCCCGACGCTATGGAGAGCGGGTTCCGGTCTTACATCGGACTCGAGGAATACATCGGTCGCGATGCCGCGGAGGTGGCCGAACGTCTCGGGTTCCGGATCGGCGACGAGTACCCGGCGCTCTCCGGTGGCTACGTCAATCCGCGTGGAGTCAAAGTAGCGTCATCAATGTCGGGCCTAGACAACATCGACATGATCGACCTGGTCAACCTTGCAATGGATCCGAACGCGACGAGAGAACAGATCGAGGATGTGCTGATCCGGGGGATGGGCAAAGACTACCTCGGTGAAGGACCGATGCGAGCCCAACGCCACTCCACCGTCGAAGGGGTAGGTCGGATGCTCGAGTCGATCGCCGGTGGCAAAATCTCCGACGAGCACCTCGGGCCGCTGATGCAAATGCTCACCAAGTTCAGCGTCGGACGGACTGTCAGGCTCGGTGAGAACCAGTCCCTCGACGTTTTCGCCGACATGCTCACCCAATTCTTCCCCCGCGACGCCGACACTTACACCAGGTTCTTTCTTGACGCGGTGCGCCGTGTGTCGTCGGCAGGTGATGAGTTGGCGTTGCAGGGAGCGAACCAGGCGATGAAAGAGTCGGCGCGCCGGTCGCTGTGGGAGTCGGCGGGGACCAGGACGGCGATCACCGGGACCGACGACCTCAAAGCGGTGGGCGAGAACCTGACGGCGATCGAGGACGCTTTGACCAAGGTGGACAACCTGACCGCCGACGACGCAGCGAAAGCCGCGGTCCGCGAGCAGCTCGAACAGACTCACGCCACGATGTCGCGGCGGTACGCCGACGCTCAAGTGAAACTTGGTCGGGTCGCCGACAAGCGGCGGGTGGCGCATGAGCAGTTGGGCAAAGCGGCATACCTCGAAGCCGACGTCGCGAACGCGGCGCGCAACGAGATGGCGGGTGTGATCGCTGAGTTGTACGAGGAGATCGCCCAGAGGCTCGAAGCGAAGTTCGGTGAGGGGATACTGCCGGTCACCAAGAACGTAAACCCGTTGGCGCCGGAGATCCCGGTGCGGGACTGGTCGGCCGTGACGGGGGTGAAACGGTCGGTGGCAGGCGACGACCAGGACCTCAGGTTGTGGATGGGGCTCGCTGTCGACGACGTGGACATGTCCCGCGGTCTCGACGCGGTGGGGATGTTCAACCGGTCACAGAAGGTGCTGCTGCCGGCGTCTCCGTATGAGGTGATCTTGTACGAGAAGATCGCCGGGAACCCGAACGCGTTGGCGAAGGTGACAAACGTGCTGCGAGGGGAGCGGGTCAAGAAGGTTGTTGGGGGGATGAAGTTCGCGTTTGCGATGAACCTTCTAGTTAACCCGGTCACCGCGGGAAAGGTGACCCTGGATGAGACTCTGCGGTTCCTGGCGGACACCGGTCAGGTCGGCAAGTTTACAAGGGCGACCCTTGCGGGGATCCCGGCTGTGGGCCGGGGGACGGAGAGCTTTGCGAAGTCGAACTTTGTGCAGAAGTTCACAAAGTCGATGCCGAACCCTTACGCACAGCAGTACCGCCGCAATGTTGGGGGGTGGTCCGCCGACGACTACTCCAACTACGACTGGGTGAAAAACCCAGGACGCCGGGCAGGATCACCAGGTTTCAAACAGGCCGACTTCCGGGAGCAGGCGGAACGGTGGGTGAACGGGACGTTGCTCCAAGACACCAGGTTCCGTGAGTACGCCCGGTGGATTGACGAAGCCCAGATCCTCGAGGACGGAACCAAGATCGCCCCACAGGGGTTCATCGACTGGTGGGACAACGGCGCGGGGACCGGACGACCAGGGAAAGCGGAGGCCCGCCAGACCAAAGTCACGATCCGCGAATCGGTGAAGATGGGGACCGAGCTCACCGCCAACGAAGCATTCGGCATCATCGACAACGCTTTCGAGCATTGGATCGAGCTGTTGGTCAAACCGAACCAGCGGAACGCGATGCGCCGGGCGTTGAGGAAGGCAGCAACATCGGAGGGCGGACGGCTCGACGTGGTGAAGGACGCGTCGCTGCTCAACGCGATAGAGCAGGTGCCGGGGCTGAGCGGGAAGACCGGGCCGGGAACGTCGATCTTCAACACTTTTTTCGGGGCTCCGTCGGGAAGGCGCGCCGGGGTGTTCTTCGAGCACTACTTCGATGAGGCGATGGACATTCTCCGCACCCGTCACGGAAGCAAGGTCCTCACCGCGGAGACGGTGGCGGACTACGCCAAAAAGCCGATCGAGGAAGCACAGTTCATGCTGAAACAGGGGATGGACAACCAGACGGTATCCCACCTTGTCCGCCAGACCGGAGCGAAACTCGAATCGCAGATACAGGCTCGGGCCGCCGCCTACGCCGAACGGCGGGCCGATGACCTGATGTACCGGTTCACCGCGTCGTCGCTCGCCGGACGCGGGGTTGAGGCCGGGCTGATGTTCCCGTTTGCCAGGGCACAAATGGATTTCCTGTCGTGGTGGTCCGACCACCTGACCAAGCCGATGACACTGAGAATCCCTCTCGAGGCGCGGGCCAAGTTCCCCAGGATCAACCAGGCGCTCTCTCAGACGGTGGAACGGATTCCGATCAACGCCCGCGCTTTCGGGAAGTTCTCCCACCTCGTCGCCGGGGTGAACAACGAGCATGACAGTTTCCTCGACCAGACGATCGACAACCTGACCTTCTTCCCGTTCCACTTCGACCAAGAATTCCTGTTGGACGTGTCCCCTCAGTTCGGGGCTCTGCCGTCGTGGATGTTCGACCTGATGGTCGACAAGGGCATGTTTGACGATGAGACGATCGACGCTTTCGAGACGTTGTTCCCCGCGCTCGGGTTCACCGAGGTCGGCGAGGGTGGTGTCCTCGAGGAGATGTTCGACCGGGTGATCCCGACGTCGCGTCGTTCGCTGCGCGATCTCGCCGGCAGCGCCTCTCGTCTCGGGTACACGTTTTTCGGTGAGGATGTCCACACCGACACCGGGCTCGGCGCGTCGCTGACCAACATCGTCCTTGACGGGAAAGTGCCGTCAGCGACGGGGGACTTCCAAGTGTCGATGATCTCCGACTTCTTCAAGGAGGACCTCGACGGCGAGGCGAGCATCTGGGCGTTGGTCCCGGGGTCGGACGAGTTCAACCAGCGGATCGGCGAGATCGCGGTCAAAGGCGCGATCGAAGCAAACCGCCAGGAGTGGAACCAGGACCTCAGGGACCGAGTGTTTCCTCTCACCGGCTACGACGCCGAGTACCGGGCTCTCCGCGCCTACGAAGGATTGTTCGATGAGGAAGTGTTCGCGTCGATGTCGTCGGCGGGGATCTTCCAACAGAACGACCTCCTCGACGTCGAAGGCCAACCGCGGATCAAAGCGATCTGGGACTCATACCTCGAGGGGACCGCCGCCCCTGACGACCTTGAGTTCTTACGGGATCGACTCACCACCGCGTACTTCGAGGCGGGACGCCGCGAGGTGTATCCCGGATTCAGTTTCATGGACTACCTCCACCTGATCCACCCGGAGATCGCGGTGAACCTGATCGGGAAAACCGAGGATTCGGGGATCCCGGTCCGCTCCGACGACCACGCCGAATTCAAGAACACCTACATCAGCGCCCTGACGGGAAGAACCCAGAATGTCCCGCCCGGTCCCGAAGGGTCTGAGCTGATGTCAGACGCCCGAAAGAACGGGTGGATCGTTTCGCGTCCTGTGGAGGAGTGGGCGTTCGACGCCGCCGCAGCGGTATACAAGTCCGGGGCCCGGGCGGTCCATGGAGTGTGGGAGTGGATTTCTTACAAGCCGTGGTCCGGTCGGATCTCCGAATCGTTGGCGGCGAAGTCGTTTGTCCTCGGTGAGAACGAAGCGAAAGTGTTGGCGGCGGCGGGGATGGATCTGACCGCCGGGACCGAACTCACCTACGGGGAGTTCCACTCTTTGATCGGCGACTTCGATGAGCGGTTCAAGGTGGCTCAACCGGTCCTGTTGAACACATTGCAGAATGGGGCGGTGCACGGCCAGCTTGCCAAACACGGCGACGCTTTCGGGACGGGACTGCTCGACGATCTGGGCGAGGCCGACAAGTACTTCCAGGACCAGGGGATCGAGAGCATGGAGGACTGGCCAGAAGAAACGTTGGCGGAGATCCGCTCCCGGTTCACCGAAGCCATCAACCTTGGCTACACCACTCTGGCTGATTACCGCCAGGAGATAGAACCGATCTTCGGTCCGATCGACTACACCCCGCCAGTCCCGCCGCCAGTCGCCGACCTCGAGTCGGGCATCCAGGTGGCAGGCGACGACTTGAATGATCTGGCGGTGATTGATGGGGACACCGTGTCGATCCTCCTCGAAGACGGACCGATGCGGGTTCGGTTCGTAGGCCTAAATGCGCCGGAGGTGACGCAGCCGGGGTATTCGGAAGCGAGGGAGCAATTGGCGCGAGTCGTCGCCGGGGCCGAGGAGATCACCCTTGGGATCTATCGACCAGAATTGTTTGGCTTGACTCAACTGTCGGCACCCGGAGAACGCAGACTCTTGGCCTGGTTATACATTGACGGGGTACCCATTTGGGATCCGTCTGTGTTTAGTGCTGACAATCCCAGAGGCGCCGGGACTGGAGGTCGGGTTCTAGACTTAGAGGCCATACTTGCGGAGGGCCAGTCATGATCTGTTCAGTCGAAGAATGCGCTAAGACGCCTCACGCGCGAGGGCTGTGCAATAAGCACTATCGGCGGTGGTTGAAGTATCGGGACCCGAAGAAGATCCTGCGGATACAGAGTCGAATCGGTTGTGAGGTGGCTGGCTGCGAAGAACCCCACAAAGCGAAAGGCCTCTGCGAGAAGCACTATCAGCGGTGGCGGAAACACGGCGACCCAGAGAAGACCGGTCTGATTGTCGGTAATGACTGGCGGCGCTTTTGGTCGAAGGTGCTCATTAGTGACGGCTGTTGGGTGTGGACCGGGACGACCGACAAGGACGGATATGGCGTGCTGGGTGTCGACGGCCGGTTTGTACGCGCCCACCGCTTCGCGTATGAGCTTCTGGTGGGGCCGATTCCCGAGGGCCTGGAGCTCGACCACTTGTGTTTCAATCGGCCTTGTGTCAATCCCGGTGACTTAGAACCCGTGACGACACAAGAGAACCTGCGGCGCCGCGACATAGCTAGGACGGCATGATGGTCTTTCTGAGCATGCACCACCCTGACCAGAGCCCCTTCGAACGAGTCGCCACTGGCGACATAACGTTTGAGCTACTGATGTTCGCGGTCGGTCTGGTTGTAACGATCTGGTTCGTTTGGACGAAGATTCTCATGCCAGTGGGCGGCTGGTTACTCGACAAGACATATCCTCTGTGGGAGCGGTGGACCGCTGGTGGCCGATCGCAGCGAGCGGCGGATAGAGAAGGTGATCAGTGACGTTACCAACCGTTTTCAGTGGTCTCTCCGACCTGACCAAACTCAACCAGTCCCTCATCGCCGCATACGCCCAAGTGTCAGGAGCGGAAACAACCACCTCTGAGGGCACCGGTCTGCCGGTCGGTGACGGGAGCGGACTGACCGTAGACGAAGCCGCCCGCGGGGAAGACCCCAACACTGACGACGGGCCAGCCGTCCCAGAATTCCGCAGTTTCGCGTCGACCGACAAGTTCGGATTCGAGCGGATCATCACCGCGCTCGGCACTGTGATCGAAATGCCGTCAGGGACAACCACCCTGGTAGACGCCTTCGTCGAGGAGTGGGCGCTCAAATGGCGTGAGGAGCAGGGCCTGGGTCCGACCGACGCCATCGACAAAGTGCCGAAAGCGACCGACCTGTTGAACAACGAGGAGTTCATGGCGGGAGCGGCGTGGCTTCCGTTCCGGGTCAGCCTCGACACGATGCCGCCGGCGTGGACGTCGGAGCTGTTGGCGACCAACGAGGAGACGGGGGAGGAGGAAGTGGTCCCGGTGATTGTGGTCAACGACCCGCTGACCGGTGTGAACTTCATCGAGGAGACGGTCATCCCTCAGATCGACCTTTCAGTGAATCAGCCGTCGTCGTCGCTGGGGGCGAAGGTCAGGTCGGCGATTTCGTCGGTGGTCCGCCAGGGCGACCGGGAGACGTCGTTGCGGGTGCAGGAGCAGCTCGCTCAGAACCCGACCACGCCGGGCTACATCTCGACGTTCGCGGCGATGAGGACCAGGTTGGAGAGGTTGGCCCATGTCTCGGACGATGACACTCCGGTCGCGGTGTCGAAGGGTGGGATCATCCCTCATATCAGTGAGGAGGAGTTCACCGCGAAGCTGACCGAGAACCAGAAGCCGGCGGGAGGAGGGGGTGGCGGGACGACTAGGCGGGCTCTCGAGTTTGACCGGAACCACCTGGTCTCCCAGGTGGAGGACCTGTGGCATTCGTGGATGCTGGAGCCGGGTGAGGCGCCGATGGGGATCATCAACGGGATCGTCGACCAGTACATCAGGGAGGCGAAATCGTTCTGGTCGGGGAAGGGCGGCCAACTCGACTTCGACACCTTCGTGCGGGGCAAACTGAAATCCCAACCTCGCTACAAGACGGTGTTCAAGCACAAACTGCCCGGCACCACCGAAGAGCAGTTCCTCAACGACTACCTGGGTCGGATCAGCCAGTTCGGTCAGGGCGACCAGTTCAACCAGGAGCAGGGGTTTGCTGCGGTCACGTCTGGTGCGTCTCCGATCGATCAGACCAAACGCGTGTCAAGAACCAGGGAAGTCCAGAACAGTGGAGGCTTCTCCCAACGGCTCGCGCAGACTCTTAAAGGGGTGGGTGTCGGATGACAATCGACCTGAACCGTGACTATCAGGCGGGCGATGTCGACACCTTCGGCGCGGCGAAATACTCTCAGGCTCTCAAAGCTCTCATCCCTCCCGGCGGTCAGTACGACCTGATCGCCTCGTCTATCAGTCAGATGCTTCGACTGTTCCCGTCGGAGCTCCACAAGATCGACCCTGCTGATATCTCCCGGTGGGCGTCCGAAATCGATGCTGGTACCCGCACCGAGTCGAGCATCCGGAACGACATTTTCAAATATTTCGTCGGGACCGAGAAGATCATGTCGACGCTCGGTGTCGACCAGGCTGGAGCTGATGCTCTGATCTCGGGCAGCAAAGCGTTCGCCGATGTGCAGGCGCCGGCCAAGCTGGACCCGGGGAAAGGGGTAACCGATGTTGATCCGTTGAAGGTCGGGTCGACCATTATCCCTCAGGGTGGACGGCTGGTCCGGGTGACCAACCCGACGGGTGCCGATGCGTCTGAGCTCTATTTCATTGCCTACGACTGGATGGGTTTGGAGCTGGTCTACGAGGTTGGTGACAAAACCACGTTCACCGAAATGTTCGGCAGTATCGAAAACTTCACGTCGTTTTCGACGCTCTCCCAGTCCGGGTTCGACTCTCAGGGTTTCACCGAGGTCGGGTCGGTCGGCCAGATCGCCGGATCCACCGAGTCTTTGGGTTCTCAGATCGAACGTGAGACGCGGGCGCTGGGGCTTGAGGATCTGCCGGCCTGGCTGAGGAATGCTCCGGATGCTTTGGCATTGGTCGCTCAGGGGACAGCCCAGGAGTGGTCGTCTGGTCGTTTGTGGCAGGAGCTTTCGGGGACGGGCGCGTTCACCGCAAGGTTCGGTGGTGCGCTCGACAATTATTTGACGGGGAACGTGACCATCTCCGATGCGGTGAACCAGTTGGTCGCCGACGAGAATGCGTTGCGGACGGCGATCAGGCCGTTTGCTGGGGAGCAGGCATCATCGACGGAGTACCTCCACGGCCTGTTGAATGAGGGTTGGACTCCGGGCGCGGCGGCTCAGGTCCTCGAGCAAGCCGACATTTTCCGATCTGACCCAACGTCGTTCACTCAGGCGAACCTGATCCTCGAAGCGTCGGGGCTCGGGTCGATCGACGAGGTGGAGTTCTTGAACGCGCTTTCCGGTTTTGGTATCCCTGATGTGGTCGAAGCGTTGAACACGGCTGCCGCGGCGACGGCCTTGCAGCGTGCGGGGCTTGAGGACGTGGACATCGACCTGCTCATGGAAGTGGTCGACACCTCCGACCGGCTGCTCACCACCGACTCCTTCGCTTCTCTCAGCCAAGAGCTCGCTCTCAACACGGTCCGGTTTGGCCACGAGCTGGAGGACACGAAACTTGGGTTCACTCGCGATGATCTGATCGCTGCTGCTTTCGGTGAGACCAACCCGAACGGGAAGACGCCGGGTGAGGTGATCAACGCTCTCGCCCGTTTCCAGCGTGACCGTCAGGCGGCGGGGTCGGGCTTCGAGCAGACCGCAGGGTTCCAGGACGAGAAGGGCCGTTTGAGGATCGCCGGGCTCGGCGGACTGTGAAATTAGTGTATTGCGTCTAGGACACTGGTGGCCGAGGTTATGATGACCGCCGATGAGTGCAGGAAGTCACACATACCGCAACATTGATGACGACACACCGCTGGCTTTGCCCGACGCGCAAGTGCTCCGCCGGATCGTGGTCAACACAGGGGTCGCCTCATCGACCGTGACCGTCACCGACACGGCGGAGAACCCGATAGCGATCATCGCGTCGATCGTCGCGGGGAACGGCAACTACGACTTCGACGTTCAGGTGAATGGGCTGGTTGTCACCGCGTCGGATGCGGCTCTCGATGTGACGGTGGTCTTCGATTGATGGAGCATCTCTGCGGTGACGTGTGGCGACCGGGCTCGGTTGGGGAATGCACTAGACACGGCATGGTCAGGGTTCGACCTCCAACCACTCCATTCTCTGAGCGGAGCCATGTCACTGTCGAAGGGGTGGCTTCCACCGGGCAGGTGTCACCGAAGGGGACGGTCGCACATCGGGAGTGGTTCGATGGTCATGTCGACGCCACCGCTTCGGTCCGGCCGGTGACGGCGAAACTGGCCGATTTGAGGAGGCAGCATGGACGTCAAGACGGCTAAAGCGCAACTGGCGTTAGCCGAGGCCGAGGAGAAGTATCTGGCGCAGAAAGCCGCATACCATGCGATCCCCCGCGACGAGCGGACCGACAAGCAGAAGGCGGCGTTCCACAAGGCCCAGCAGGATTTCGCGAAGGTCCGTGACAACTGGCGGCTCAATTTCCGGACCGCCCCTTCCGGGCCTGGCGACGCCACGGTGTCCCCGAAGTCTCATGGTGTGAAACTGGCCGCGTCTGACGTCGAAGCGGGAGGTTCCTGATGTCGATCACCGCCTCAGGTTTGTACGTGACGAACATCATCGACGTGTTCGACACGACCCAACTCGCCATCAACCTCGATTTGGAAACCCATAAGGTTGCTCTCTTCCTCGACTCGTTGACCCCTGACTTCTCCTCCGACGTGTCGTATTCGTCGTCAGGTGAGGCGTCGGGGACCGGGTACTCCGCTGGTGGTGAGGCGCTGTCTACCACGGTGTTCACCGAAGCTGTTTCCGGGTCGGCGGTTTTCGACGCTGCCGACGCAGCGTGGAGTTCGTCAACGATTGCTGATGCGATGGCGGCGATCATCTACGCCGACGCGTTGGGCGGGGACAACCTGATCGTCCTCTCCGATTTCGTGTCTGCGGTGTCGACCACTTCGGGGACACTCACCGTCCAGTGGGCTGCTGCTGGTTCGGGTGGGATTTTCAACCTCGATCTGACCCCGTAAGGAGGAGTGTGATGGATAAGAGGCATCTGGGGTGGGTTGTAATAGCTCTACTGGCGATCCCCGCGATAGGAGTTGCTGCCCCGTCGGTCTACGACCAGTTGTGGGGCGGCGGCATTGAGGAGGATCTGTGCTTTCTCGCCGATGGTGTGGAACTCCCCAACACCGACTGTGCGCCGGCAACCACAACGACCACCTCGACCTCGACCACGACGACTCAGCCGACAACGACCACATCAGCACCAACTACTACTTCGACCACAATTGATGCAGGATTAGTAATTCCGCCGACCGAGCCCTACCCGTCCAGGGGGTTACCTGAGAGCGACGGGTTTACCTTCATGCTGACCAACGCCGAGACCGGAACGTTCTGGTGGGATGCTGACTATTGGGGCGACGGTGGCCTGTACCAACCGGGAGCTAAGAGCCTGCCCGGTGATCGGGAAGGCTACCGCTGCGGGTATGGCTTCTACGCCGACGGTTCGGGGGACATCATCGGCCGGTACTCCTTCGTCCGTCCACTGGGGCAGGCCTACGGCAAGGTCAACGATCGTTACATGCCCGAAGCACAGAGGTATCTAGATGGAACACTCCACACCGCCGGCACTAATGAGATTCAGGACGAGGACTGCACCGACGTGCGCTCCCCCATCGACTATGACGGTGCTTGTCGGCCCGTTGACGAACGACCTCGGATTGGGTTCTTCGACGGACAGGGCAACGTCATCGACATCCGCGACTACACCAACACCGTGGCCAACAACATTGTGTTCAATCTTCACTCCGTATCCGAGGATCGGGTGACGGTGATCGCCTGCGAGGACGGGCTGGTGGGGATGATCGTGTACTACGACTCGATGGGCGACGGGCAGGTAGTAGCAGAACTCGACTGATGCCCTGTCTGATATTGTCCAGTCGGACGAAGCCGTCGGGTAATGGGCTAGGGGGCCGTCGATGGCTATAACGATTGTCGGCACCGCCCAGGCCGACTCGGCCCTCAACGGTAACGATGTCACTCTCACCTTTGATGGAACTCCAGCCGAGGATGACCTGGTCGTTCTGGTCGGCGGCAACGGAAACAACGACGCCGACGAGCCAGTCGGTCCCTCAACGGCCGGCTACACCCAACAGGGACTACACCAGCGGGCCGGTTTCGCCACAGGTGTCTGGACGAAGTTTTTGGGAGCCTCTCCGGATGCGTCGGTGGTCTGCCAGGGAGGGGGAGACAATCGGGACGCCGTTACCTATGCCTGCGTTGTTCTCAGGGGTGTGGACGCGACTACTCCGCTGGACGCGACCATTGTTGAGACTGGTGAGTCGACCGCCGACCCGATCAACTATTCGGGGATAACCACCGTCACCGACGGGGCGTGGGTGATTGTTGGTGGGTCACAGCAAAAACAGGCAGTAGCTGGAGCAGCACCCACCGGGTACTCAAATCTTGGGTCTGCCGGCCGCAACGACACCAACGCCCACGGCTCGGCAATCGCCACCAAAGAGATAGCGACAGCCGGTGCTGAAGACCCGGGCGATTGGACGTGGAACGCCGGGGATGCGTGGTACGGGTTCACTATTGCAATCCGCCCTGCCGGGGCGGGCGGGGATGACACAGCAACCCCGGCCACGGTGGCGGTGGCAGCAGGCATCCCCCAGGTGACCGTCACCGCCTCGGCGGAAAAGTTGGCTACCGCGGTTGGAGTCCCAGCAGCGGTCCCAGCAGCCGCGGTGACAGCAAGCGTGGAGAAGCCCGCCACAGCCGTCGACGTTCCCTCCGCGGTCCCTCAACCCACGGTGCCAGCCTCAGTCGAGAAGGATGCCACCACCGTCTCAGCTCCGGCGGCGGTGCCCCTCCCGACCGTCACCGGGTCGGGAGACGCGGCAGGAACCCCAGCGGCCGTCGAAGCTCCCGCGGCAGTCCCCCAACCGTCAGTGTCTGCCTCTGTCGAACAGGCAGCTACCCCGGTGGACGTGGTTACGGCCATCCCCCAGGCAACCATCACCGCCTCGGCGGAGAAAGCTGTCGCCGCGGTGTCGGTGTCGACGGGGATCCCCACGGCGTCGCTGTCGGCGTCGGTGAACGTGTCAGCTCAGACGATCACCATTGTCGCCGACATTCCGTCGGTCACGGTCCTGTTCGGTGCTGCGCTGGCTATTACCGCGCTCAGCTTCGCCCAGTTCCACCGGCTTTCAGGGAACCTTGTCCTCTCCCCGATCGGGCGGTCGGCGCGGCGAGGGTTCAGGACGTCGGAGGGTTTCGAGCGGGTATCGGATGTGTTCCAAATCGACAATCATCCCGACGGGGAGGCCACCACTGAGGATGCGATGCTCGCGGTGGCGTCAGCGTGGGCCGCCCATTCGGGAGCGTCAGAGGCCACCCTGAAAGCGGCGATCCACTCCGCTCTCGACAGTGCCGGGTTCCGCGCCCATGACGGAACGTCTCTGGACTAGGCCATCATTGCGAGGTGACGACGCCTCATGTTCTCGGTGTGAGTGACCGGCTCCAGATGATCGGGATTCACACAAGGCCGATTGAAACACAAGTGGTCGATCTCGAGGCCCTCAGGGATCGGGCCCACCATCAACTCCCAGGCGTAGCGGTGGGCGGGAATCGTGCGCTGGTCGACACGCCGTCCAACACCAACCCTTCCGTACCCGTCCTGATCGGTGTATCCGGTCCATTCCCAGCAATCTCCAGAGGCGTCGACCTTCGACCAGAACCGCGCCTCGTTGTCACCGCGGATGAATGCTCCATGGTCGAGCGGATCACCGTTTCGATACCAGCGCATGTAATGCTTGTGACACCACCCCCGAGAGCTGGCGAGTTCGTCGCAGTCGGGGTCGGAGATAGAGCACAATACACTGGACATTGAGGCTCTATGTTAGTGTGTCGATCACCTGAACCGGGCTGGTCTTCCGGTCAGAGAATCAAATGGCCGCAACCGAGTTGGTAAATCTGGTGCAGCCCCCTCTCACCAGATTCGGAAGCAGGCAGAAGCCTGCGGGGCACGAAGGAGGAGAAACGTGCCAGAAGAAGGCGATAAGTCCGAGAAGGTTTCGAAAGAAGCTTTCGACCGAGTGACCCGGGAACGGGACTCACTCAAAGAGCAGGCTGAGACGGCGAAATCGGCTTTGGGTTCCTATCTCAAACGGGATCGGGCACGAGAAGCATTGAAGGGAAAGGTGGACGCGGACAGGATCGACTCGATCGCTGACCTGGTCACACCACACCTCTCCGATGTCGAACTCGATGACATTCCCGACACCCTGGGACAGGACAAGTTCAAAGCTCTCTACGTGACAGCTCCTACTGCCAACGGTGGTGAAGGCAACGGCGAAGGCGAAGGTGAAAGCACCGAACCGGCCGGGGCCACAGAACCCGCCCAGCAAGGTTTCGGCGGGCCAAGCCCGGCGAACGCTGGATCCGGCGGACCACAGGTGGGCACCCAGGAGAAGATTGCGGTTGGGTCGTCCGAATACAAGGCTCTCGTGTCCTCAGGGGACGAGGAAGCTTTGAAGGCTGCTTACGACAAAGGGCTCATCGTAGAACCAACTCGGCCCTGGTAACAGACCTCTCGGTCACTCCAGGTTCGAGACATTCGAAAGGAGTGATGCCTTTTGGCGAACGAGATCACATACGCCCAAATCTCGGAGAAATATTCGACGGGATATAGGGTGATGAACGACTCGATGCTTGAGGCTCTCTACGAAGACGCGAGACTGATAATTCCGTTTTTGAAGAGAAAGAACCTCGCCGGTTTTCATTCGACGAGTGAGAGATTCCCGAAGAAGCCAACCCTCGCTGCCGCTTCACTGGCGGATGGCGTGGACATGGCGAACACCCCGTATGCTCCCGATCAGGTAACGCTGACCGTTGGAGAGGCGGGTCTTCTCCTGACCCTCACCGACCTTGCCCGATTCTCATCCATCCAAGAGATGGCGGAGTACGGGACTGAGGCCGGTCAGGCTCTCGCTGAGAAGATCCTCACCGACATCACGGCGTTGTTCAGTGGATTCTCGAACTCTGTTGGGAGCTCCGGGTCTGACCTTACGGAACAGCAGTTCCGTGACGCCAAGACTCAGTTGATCATCCGCAGAATCAAAGGCCCCTACGTTTCGGTGCTGTACCCAGAACAGGTACAAAACCTGGAAACGTCGATCGGCTCAAGCATTGACGCTGCCGGGAACACAGGCAGCACGGCAAGAGCCGAAACCAACGACCTGTCGATGGGTCCATCCCTCGACTTCGGCACCGTGTTCAATGTCCGGACCATTTCATCGACCACAGTCCCTACCGCGAATGCGGGTGCGGACTCGGCTGGTGGGATGTTCGGCGGGAACCGGGCGCTGGCCATGGTCGAGAAGTGGGCCAGTCGTTCGGAAATGGAGCGGGACATTTCGCTCCGCGCCGAGGAAGTCGCAGTCACCGCCGCTTACGCGGTCGGGGAGCTGGACGACAACGCCGGCGTAGCCATCATCACGGACCGCGGATAGGAGGTATGAATTGAGCAATCCAAGAGATCTCACGTTCCCCCCGGCCGGTCTGTACGTCAAGGACGATTTCTATTCCAACGATTCGGTCGCGGATGCGCTGACCGGAGAGCTGCGGTGGGAGATCGTCACAATCGGGAACGCTTCGACATTGGCCTATCAGACGGCGCAACCGTTCGGTGTGCTTCGGCTCACCACGGCGGCGACCTCTGACGGCGACGGCGAAGCGATGCGGTTATTCCAAGACGGGCTGGTTCTCAAACCGGGCTTCGAGCTTGGGGCGAGGGTCCGGTACCCGGTGGAACTTGCGTCAGGCAACTTCCGTGTTGGGCTGGACGACTCGGTGACGGGCACCAGGCCGACGGTCGGCGTGACCCTTGAGTCGGCCGCCGGTGTCCTGAAATGCCACACGGACTCAGCCGATCATGGCGACGCGTCCGAGCTGGTGACGGGACATCCGGATCTGACGTCGGGGACCACGATGGTTGTCGGTGAATGGCTCGACGTTCTGATCAGGGCGTCGGGTAGGGCCAACGCTCAGGGCGGACCGGACGAGGTCGATTTCTTCGTCGGTTCGACCGACGGTGACGGCCAGGCGCCGATGCAGCACGTTGCGAAGGTGCCATGCAACATCGACAACGACGAGGAAGTGGAGTTGAAGATCGTCCACTGGCAGGATTCGGGTAACCCCGATGCTGTCGCGTTCGAGATCGACTACATCTACTTCTGGCAGCCCCGGATCCCATAGGAAGGTGACAGATGCCAATCAATCATGAGCGGCCTGTCAGCCCGATCGATGGGTTCTGGTTGAAGGACGATTTCCTGTCCAACGACTCGGTGGCCGACGCGGTCGTCGGGGAGTTGGGCTGGGAGATTGTCACGATCGGTGGAGCTTCGACGTATGTGCTGGTGACAGCGGCAGCGGCGGGCGAAGCCGGGGTGTTGAGGCAGACCACAGCCGGGACCACCGCGCAAGGATCGAATCTTCGTCTCGACGAGGACTCCTTCGCGTTCGGTGGGAAGGGAGGCGGTTTCGCTTTCAAGTTCCGGTACCCGGACATCACCGGGAACGCGCTTGCAGGCAACAACTTCCGGATCGGGCTCAACGATTCAGTGACGGTCACCGCTCCGACGGTGGGCATCTGGATCGAATCCGATGCTGGTGTGTTGAGCCTGGAAGCGGATTCTGCGGACCATGGAGACAACTCTGTGGCGCTTGGAGGAGTGTCCACGTTGACATCCGGTACGACCGCCGTGCTCGACACCTGGCATGTGTGCCGGGTGGAGTGGACCGGCGCCAACGGTCAGGGCGGACCTCGCTATGTCGAAGCGTTTGTTGATGGTGAGCTCGCTGGTGCGGTGTTCGCTGTGATCGACGACGACGAGGAGGCGGAACCGAAGATCACCCATTGGAATGATGTGGGTGACACTCTCGACCTGGACCTGGACTTCATCGAAGTCTGGTCCTGGCGTTGAGGTAGGTAGGTAGGAGGACTGGGCGGGTTGGTCCCCGCCCGGTTTTCCTCAAGTAAGGAGTGGACACATGGCGAACACAAAGACCACAAAGAAGCCCGCGGCGAAGAAATCGGCAGCCAAGAAGAAGGCTGCTCCCATCTCTGAGCCTGAGCAGACGCTCAAGGACCGAGAGGCTCGCCGTGAACGCGACCGTGATGAGGCAGCTTTGGCGGCGAAGAACCGGGCCGCTGACCAAGCTGTTGCCGCAGCCAAAGTACGGACGGCCGCCCAACAGGCCGTCGACCGAGCGGAGGGATCGAAATGACGACGACATTGCATGAGGAGTCGACTGATCTGATCGAGATCGGCGGTGGCTACTACTGGGTTGAGAAGGTCGGCGGGAAGAAGGTCCAGCTCTCCAAGAAGAAGATCGCCGCGGGCGGGTACATCATCATCGAACCGGAGGCGGCTGCCAGCGAGGCGGCCGAAACCGCGGACAGCACCGAAGACGCCGAGGTGTTGCGGGCGCAGTTGCGGGAAGCGGCGAAGGTAATCGAGAAGCAGAAGGCGGAGCTCGAGGCGAACAAGCCGACCGTCAACATCCGCCACCACCTGTTCGAGACGATCGAGGACGTCAAGGCGTTCTACCCCGAGAAGCAGTTGCGGGACATGGCGCTTGCTGAGATCGCGTCGATCAATAAGACCCGGATGAAGCAGGGTTACGACCCGATCCGTCCGGACAAGGAGGAGCTGGCCGAGCTGATCACCGAGACGATGGAGGACCTGTTGGCGGACAGGAAGGTGAACGGCGCTCCGGAGGAAGGTCCGCTGCTCCGGACGTTGAAGATGGTCGCTCCTGATGGGTCGCTCCGCCAGATCCCCTACGAGGGCCAGTTCAACAACATTGCCGGGTCGCTCGAGGACGGGTACCGCAAGTACACGAAGAAGGGGTTCAAGCGGACCGAGCCGATGCTGTGTCCTGCTGGTGGTTGTTGGGAGGTTTCGGCTGAGGAGAACGGTGAGATGGTCCACACTGGGTATTGCTCGGTGGATCATTTCGGTCGGACTGAGGCTGGTGTGGGTGCGCCGGTGGTGCCTGGCGTGACCACGCGTGGGTCGATTTCTGGGCGTGGAAGCGAGGACTAGGTGACGCTGCTCCGTCACACAGGTCGCAACCCCGACCCTAAATGGCAGTTCCTCCCTTCCCAGAAGGTGGCCGACTGGCGGCGTCGGGCGTTGGCGAACCTCCGCAACGAGGAGGGCCGGAGGGTCGAGTTCGAGGTGGGTGCGGTAGCCCACCACGCCGACTGGGAGCGGGGCGACACTGACGCTCAGGGCAACGCTGTTCTCGAGGCGCCGGCTGCGGAGAAGCCACGTCCTGGTCGGGAGACGGTGGAGATCCTGACCAGGGATCTCGCTGAGCAGATGTTGAAGTGGTCGGCGCAGGACCCGGGGAAGTACATGGAGCGGATCAGGCAGATGAAGGAGTTGGGCGGGCTCGGCCATTTGACCGATGAGGAGGCGGCCCGTCAGGTGCGGGAGTTGTGTCGGAAGGTGTCTGAGATGGACGCCCGCCGGATTTATGAGCAGCTCGACTTGTTGGGGAAGGCATGACCTCTCTCGCTCAACTGGTGACCGACACCCGGAGCATCCTGTACGGGATGGAGTTGGTGGAGCGTCCCGCTGAGGACACGTTGAACGGGGCGATCACAGTGGGCGCCACCTCGTTGACGCCGTGGACGCCGTCGATGTGGTTCAAGGACAACTACGCCGAGTTCGATGACGGGGAGATCGTCATCTTCGAGGGGGACTCTGCTGGGGCCACGGTGGTCCGCCGGGGGCAGCGGGGGTCGACGGCGGCGGCTCAGGCTAGTGGCGCGGTCATGTCGAAGAACCCTCTCTACACGCGTGTCGAAATCGAGAAGCAGGTGGAGAAGGTGGTCCGCACCAGGCTCTGGCCCCACGTCTGGACGTGGCACAAGGACTCGTTGACAGCGGTCGACACCGACAGCATGTACGACCTCGACCAGTACATCGATGAGGTGGTGATGGTCTACCAGGAGAACCTCGACGGGGAGGAGAAGTTCCATCCGATCCCGAACGGTTGGTGGGATGTGGAACGTCAGATCCACTCGACGGTCGCCACTCAGGGCGGGCTGCTGCGGATCAGGAAGGTGTGGGATTACGACGAACCGGTGTATTTCACGGCGAAGCGCCGGCCCCACGTCGATGACCTCACGACCCTGGCTGACGAACTTGCTGACATGATCCCTACGGCGGCTGCTGCGCTGTCTGTGGCGTACAGGAACCCTCAGGTGATGAATGACGCGGCGCGGTCCCGTCGGAGCCCTGAGCCTCTGTTACAGGCGTATCGGGGGTTGATGGCGGAGTTCTTCCAGGAGCGCGACGAGTACAAGCGGACCCTGCACAAAGAGGTGCGGCCCGAGCCTCGGTTCCGGAAGCGGTTCAGTAGGGCGACGTGGTAGATGAGCGACCATCCGATAGGCCAGTTGGGGTCGGTCAAGTTCAAACTGGCGGCGTGGCTGCCTTCCGCTGACCAGTATCAGCGGCGTTACATCCCGGTTGATTTCGAATCTGAGTCCGCGTCGGGTGATGTGCCGGGACTCGAGGCGGACCCGAAGTTCCGGGGTTGGGCGGTCCGGGGTTGGCGTGGTGGCGAGGGGATCACGTACTGGGATAGGGAAGGGGCGATGTACCGGCAGTCGACCAACGTGCGGCCGGTGTCGATCCTCGACGGGTTGATCTTGGGCGCCGACCAGGATGTGACGGTGAACGATTCGGGTGGTGCGGTATTCAACGACGGGTCTAGGTTCGGGTACGGGCTCGGGTCGATATGGGTTGCCGACGACGGCCATGGTTACAAGTGGACGCCTGACTGGGGGGCGGCGATCACGATAGGGGCTGGGGCTTCTGATGTGACTTCGATGACCGACGGCGACGACACGCACATGTATTCGGGTCATGCTTCGGGGGCGATCTGGCGGTGGAAGTCGGGGACCTCCGAAGAACATTTCGACACGACCACCGACCCGTTCACTTATGCGCCGGTGGTCCGGTCCTATGAGGGTGTGCTCTACGCTCTCGACGGCGACGACCTCTACGAGATCGACAAGTCGACTCCTGACACCAGGACCGCCGTTGCAGACCCAGCTAATGGGTCTTCGGCTGTCTACCTGGCGTCAACATGGAGCTATGGGCGGATGTCGCTGTCGGATAAAGGGCCGATCTGGGTGCAACGGCTCGACAACGGCCAGACGTTGCTGTGGCAGTACCACAAGGCGCTCGACTTCCAAGAGGTCATCGGGAAAGCCCCACAGGATTTCATTTTCCCGTACGCGGTGTTCTTCACCAAGGGGTACACGTTCGTGGCGTACCGGGTGGCGGACGCTCACGCCAATTCTGGCGACGCCTACATCTGGTATAAGCGTGGTGGTCAGGACGGGGTGATCGGCCCGTTCCGTTCCACCACTGGGACCACCGCGTCGAAACCGATCCTGATCGGGGGGATGATCGGCGACGACATGATCGTCTACTTCGATGGGGCGGTCTGGGCTTACAACTTCACCGATGGGGCGGTCTACCAGTGGTCGAAGCAGACCACTACCGGCACTCCGGAGGATTGCATTGTGTTGGGTAACCAGGTGTTCATCACTCCGGTCACCTCAGGTGGGAACTCGCTGGCGGTGGAACGGTTCCGGGAGAACCTGTACACCACAGAGACGGCGACGATCGATTTGGGGAAACACGACTGGGATTACCGGGGGCTGCTGAAAACCTTGTTGGATGTGACGGTGATCACCGACCCGTTGCCGGCGGACACGTCGGTGCAGGTGGCGTATTCGGCCGACGGCGCCAGTTTTGTCACCGTGTCGGGGACCACTCACAATGTTGACGGCCAGACTCGGGTGACGGTCCCGGTGTCGACGTCGGCGGGGTCGACGGTGACAGGGTTCGAGTTCGAGTTGAGGTTGATACTTGCCACCACTACCAACACGAACACGCCGACGGTCCGTGAGGTGTCGGCTCGGGCGGTGGGTGCGTCGGCGGTTCTCGAGGTGATCATGTCGATCGACGTGGGCAATGCCGGGGAGCAGGAGTCGCACAAGATTCTCGACCAGTTGGCAACGCTGCGGACCAATAAGGCGGTGGTGGCGTTCAAAGACCCGTATTTGAACCGGGAGAACGACGGGACCGACACCTATGACGTGGCGGTGGCTGAGGTGTTCCTACCGCAACGGCAGACGGCGAACACTGAGGAGGAGGGCCCAGCGGCCACGGTGAGGGTGCGGGGCAGGGAGCTGGTATGACATCTCGGCATGACCCGTTCCCGGCGTTGCCGGTACCTCAGACGGTCCACCCGGAGGACATTTCCAATCTGGGGAATGTGACACTTCGGGGGGATATCCGTTCGTTCAATTGGGATGGTGGTGGGGATCTGTCGGCGGGTCCTGATACGGATGCGACTAAAGGGTTTTTGTTGGATTCGTCGGCGGGTGCGATTCAGGCGACGACGTTGCATTTGAATGCGGGGGTTATCACCACTGATTTGTTGGCGGATGGTGCGGTGACGACGGTCAAGATCGCGAACCTGGCGGTGACCACCGCGAAGATCGCGGATGCTCAGATCACTACCGCGAAGATCGCGGATGCTCAGATCACCAACGCCAAAATCAACGACCTCAGCGCGGACAAGATCAACGCGGGGATTATCACCGCTATCCGCTTCCGAACAGCAGCCAGCGGAGAGCGGTATGAAATCAGAGGTGACACGGCGGAAGCGTTCACACGAATGTTCAACAGCGCTGGTACCGAGGTCGGACGGATGGGGTTCTCAGCCTCATTATACGACCCCGGTACGATCGTAATAGATAACCGGTTAGGGTTGTCATCGGACGCAGGTATCGCGTTTCTTGACGCTGGAACGATCCGGGGAAGATTCCAAGACGGGCCAAACGCCATTGCGCAATTAGCCGTGACTGGCGGCGGTGATTTCGTTGGGGTCTTAACCCCTGGACTAGCTGGTCTTGGTGATACAGACACCGGACTTCGGTGGCCGGGAGGCGACGTACTCCATACGATAATCGGCGGCGCGGTCAGGTTTATCGTTGACGGTGGCGGGATCAGACCGCACTCCACTACAAACGCTGCCGCGGCGAACCTTGTGCAAACAGCCAGCGGAAACACGGTTTTTCGTTCCACCTCCTCTCTCAAATACAAGCCGGACTGGAGGTGGGCACCCGACGCGGCAGATTTCGTGCTACCCACACCGATCCGCTGGACCGACGAGAACGGCCAGGTGCGGCTCGGTTTCGGCGCCGAGCATGTCCACGAGGCTGTCCCCGAAGCCTATGAGGAAGAGATCTATGACTTACGGGCGGTTGTTGCAGTCATTTCCGAGAAGGTGAAACGACTCGAACTAGCGCTGCCCCGAGGATGAGCACCAGCGTCCCAACCACACCCACCACCGGATCGAACCCGGTCATGGGCAGCACGTCTGGCACCGTTGTAGTGGTTGTCTCTGCCGGAACCAACGTCGGCAGCGGCACTAGGTGGCAGATCACGGTTCCGTCCGACAGCGTTGTTGTCTCGCAATCCATATTGCACCTCCGTCAGATGCTCCGTCCTTTGGTTGTGCCGGGCAGGGCGGGGACGGAACCACCACCTTTTCGACCCGTCGGTCTATCCCGGCACCTGACATTACCAGGGAGGTAACCCAAATGGCCGACGAAATGACAGTCCGTGAACACAACGAACAACTCACCGTAGAAAAACGAGCACTCCAAAACCGGGTCGAACAACTCGAAGCCGTCTACGCCCGAGCACTCACCGCCATCCTCGGCAGAACCAGATCCAAAACAATCACCGCTCAAGCGTGGGACAACGCCGCCGGACACAACGTCACCCTCCACCAAACCGAAGAAGGCGACTGGACGATCCAGGTTGTCAAACCAGAAACTGACAAGGATCAGGGTTAGCCTGAGTCTCTGATGCAACGTTGGCTCCCGACCTCGAAGATGACCGGAGTGTTCCTCGCCGGCACCATCTACGCCTTCGGGGTGACCGTGGTCTACCAGGTTTATGAGGTTTCGCTCCACCCGGTCGACGTTGCTTGGAACATGCTGTGGTTCGTGTTCCTCGCCGGGTACGGAGCGACCGAAAACCGGCCGTCGGAACTACTGAACCAGCGGATCAAAAGCGGAGCGGTCTAAATGGATTTCTTCTCCCTACTCATCGGTGTCGCCGCCTCGGTTATCGCTGTCCTGCTCGGACTGCTGACCCTCGGTGGACGGATCACCCGCTGGTTGAAAGCGATCACCAGAGACGTCCTGTTGGAAACCGGGCTGATCCGGTACAGCCGGATCGAAGATCCCGGCACGCTGTGGCCCAACGGCTGGGACAACCTTCCCGAAGCTCTCGAGGGGATCGCCCAGAGAGTCGACGACCATATCGCCGCGCACGCCACCGGGAGTCGAAGCGATGCCGTTTAGGTACTCGGGCAACGGGTGGCGAGTCGCCGGGTCGATCGAAACGTTCGGCGACCAGATCATGGAAGCCCGCGGCCACACCAACTCGTACACGGTGGACGGCACACTCGGCGACCTCGAGCATTCCAATCGGACCTCCGACCACAATCGCGACGACGACGGGATCGTCCGGGCGCTCGACTTCTTCGAACATGAGCCCGGGTTTGTTGACGCGATCGGCGAAGCCCTCCGCGCATCCAAAGATCCCCGCCTCAAATACTTCATCCACGACGAGCGGATGTTCGCCTCCTACTCCAACAGCAAAGGCCCGGCGTGGGAGTGGCGGGAGTACACCGGAGTCAACGGCCACATCAACCACGGCCACCTCTCAGTTGTCGCCACAACGATCGCAGACCAAACCCACGAATGGGACCTAGGAGAAAACATGCCACTAACCAACGACGACATCGACGCCATCTGGTACAGGCTGGTCACCGACCCTGTCACCGGCAACCAGCGGGGCGCACAGGCGCTCCTCGCTGGAGCGAGAGGTGACGCCTACCGGGCTCGTGTGGACGCCGCTGTCTCCCGCCAGCTCATCGAACAGGTCGCCGCCGAATCCCCCGAAGTGTCCCTGTCGGCTGAGGACATTGCTGCGTTGGGCGCTCAGATCGCCGAGAAGGTCAAAGCCGAAGTGGCTGCGGAGATCGCCGACGAGTTCTCGGAGCGGCTGGCCGACTGATTGCCGTGGTGCGTCGCGGCGCCTTCCTTAGAATCTTGTTTGGCAGAGCGGAGCTGCTACCGGAAGGACATACGACCATGCTCAAATTTGTCAAAGACCTGATCCTGGGGGAGCCCGCCGCGTCTGTTGGAATAGTCGCGGTGGGCCTCGGTGCGTGGGTTGCTGCGCTGGTGGGGATGGGGGATGCGGTGCCGTTGTGGTTGGCGGTTGCTGCTCCGGTTAGTTCGGCGGTGGCTGCTGGGTATACCCGTCAGATGGTGGACCCGATCCACCAGTCACCGTTCTCGCACTAGGACGGGTCTTCGTCCTCCCTGTGTTCGGCACTGATGCAGTCCTTACATGTACGCAATCCCCAAGGCACGTTGCTCGAAAAGTCGAACCCTGACCGCCCGCACATAGCCCCAACCAGTTCGCCCCTGTGATTGAACCTCCCCAGGTGCGCTCGGGCTTGCCGGTAGAGCGCCCTTCGTCCACGCTTTATCAGAAACGTCTGGCTCAAAACACTTCCCCTTCCCAACCATCATCCGGCACACCAGGCGGAGGCTCAACCTCAAGCGGAGGTTGAAACCCGTCATCCGTCCCGTAATCATCCATCAACTTCCACAACCCCTTCCGACCCTGCTTCCCCACATTCTCAAAAACGTTCTTGTTGCTGTTCAGACAAGCCCGCACCGAACTCTCCACAGCACCCAACATGTCCGCGATCTTCTTGATCTCCAACGGCTCATTCGACCCCATCATCACCGTCGCGATCCGCTCCACCATGTTGTTCTCCGACGGATCCGCAACACTGTCAGGGCTCACCCGAGAAAACCGGGCGTCACTGATCCCGGTCTTCCCGCCGTCGGTCCACATCTCGAACCCGATCGGCGGCAGGTCCCCCACATTGTTCTCCTTCTCCAACGACAGGACGAACGTCCGCTTGTTCTTCGACACCCTCGAATACCTGGTCATCTCCCACTCCATCCGAGCCAGGTTCTGCAAATAGATCGACCCGTACCCGCCCTTCTTCCCCTTCGCCACATCCTCTTTCGTCTTGTGGTCGATCACCAGAGCAGGCCGGGCAATCTCACGTAACGCCGTGTACAACCCGAGAGTCGAATCCTCACCCGAACTCTGACCGGACGGGCCCGCAGCCATCTTCGACGAGTCGACCACCACCATCACCACATCGAACTTCTCACACGTCCTCCTCACCGACTGAGCAGCCCGAGCCAACGGGGCGGCATGGTACTGGTAGAGGAGCTGGTCGTGTCCCGGTTTCGGAACGTCGAGCGGAGCACACAACGCGGTGACCCGCTGGGCGTGAGTCCCCGCGTTGGTTTCCCAATCCAAGTAGAGGACCGGCCCGGTCACCGCAGCATCCAACCCTAAGAACTTGCGGTTGCCGGTGGCCACGGTCAACGCCACCGCCATCGCCATGATGCTCTTGCCCGACCCGCCCGCAGCGATCAGCCGGGTGTTCCCGCCTTTCTCGATGAGAGGTTCGACCACCCATTCGAGGCCGGTCGGTTCGACCGTGGTCAGGTCCACCGTTTCGGACGGGTCGCGATGCTCGAGGAGCAACTGGTGGAACGCCACCCGCAGCCCTTCCGCCCAATCACCCTTCTTGGCCTTCGCCCCCTCGACGAAAGGTTGCGCGGCCCGGGGCGACATGATGTTCTGCTGGCCCTGGACCACCGGGATCTCGTCGTCACCCTGCCAAAGCTCCACCCACACCTCGAGACCCCTTGAGGTCGGGCGCACAAAATCGAGGACGATCCTCCCGTCCCCGTTCTTGTACTCCCACCCTCCCGGAGTGGTTTTGCCTTCCCATGACACTCGTTGACCTCAGCTCTCCACCGTGTCGATCAATCCACCGACCAACTTCTCGACCGTCTCCTGGTTCATCGCGACCACCACCTTTTCGTCCTGGCCCATCACCGAGAAACTGACCACGTAGGCCCGGTCGCCGTCGACTTGGATGAGCCCGGCGTCGAACCCGGTGACCACGAATGGGGGAGTGGTGAAGAATTCGACCTGGTATTCGCCGTCGGGTGTGACCGCCTCGATGGTGCCGTCGTCGCCGATGTTGATTTCGTAGTCGGGGGTTTCAGGCATTTGATCCGAATCTCCCATGTGTCACATATCGAGGTTTCCCCGGCTTCGCCTCGGTGTCCTCAACCCAATGATCTTTCAGTTGGGCGTGCTCCAAAGCAAAGAAGCTTCCGTGGTGGCTCCACTTGCAAGACCGGCAGCGGTAGCGCGGGTTCCGAAGCGCCCGGGCACAAGCAACGGCTGACCTGAATGAGCCTCGTACTGAGGCGAGTGGTTCTTCGCCGTCCGGTGGTCGGTAGCGGGACATGCCCCAACAGAACCAGCAGAACCACCGCTCCACCAGCCAGTAAGGGAATCGTGTTCCATGCCTACTCATTTGGTCCGAGCACCTTTCCGATCTGATCGATGTCGTCAGGGCGCCACACGTACACCTCGAAACTCATCGGCCCGTTATGTCCCGACGTCGCCCCGGTCAACGCTGACTTCCACGACTCGGGGTCGGTGCGGCTCAGGGCACCCAACCAATCCCGCTGTTCGACCGTGGGCTTCCCCGTCCGTGACTTAAGTTCAGCGAAAACCACCCGACCCTGCTTCGCCAGCACCAGGTCAGGGAACCCCTTATCACCTTGCATGGGAGTCGCCCAACCATGCTTCGTCCGAGCAGGACGGAAATGCGCGACCCGCCACCCCAGGGTTTTCGCCAACTGGACGACGTTGTCCGTGAAATCCTTCTCGAGCAGGTCGGTCATCGCGGCACCGTCCTCGACTCGCGGTCCCCATCCAACACATGACGACCCCGCTCCCGGTCCCGCTCTCGGGCCAGCTCCACAGCCTCAGCCAAACCCTTACGCATCTCCGCGTACCACTCCGGGGAATGCTCGATCTTCAACGCGAGGATCTTCTCGGTCAGGTCAGTCATCGTGAGACCTTTCGGATTCGCCGACATGCACGACATTGCCGCGTTCCTGACGCCGGAACATATAGGTTGGATCCGCGTAAAGCATGCCCGCGTTTGCAAATAGTCTTACGGGCATTCCGTGCTGTCGGTCCTTCGCCGCGGAGCACATTGACCCTCATGCTCGTCGGCTCCAAGTGGTCCGGATTCACGCAGATCTTGTTGCGGCACAAGTGGTCGATGGTCAGACCCTCGGGGATCGGCCCGACCAGCAGCTCCCACACAAAGCGATGAGCGAATACCCGGCGCCCCTCATCTGAGAACTGTCCATAGCCGTTCTGCAAGACGCAACCAGTCCACTCCCAACAGTCGCCCGACGCATCGACCTTCGACCAAAAGCGTTCCATCTAAACCACCAGCACTCCGCACACCCGGTCACCAGGCGCCAACCGTTCGATAACCACATCCACCGGCTCCCCAGCAATCACAATCTGCTCGTACAGCGGCTCAGACAGACTCCCCGCCAACACACGCAGATCTCCCGGTTTCGACCCAGACAGCAAAGCCTCGTGGATCTCGTCACGGATCTGGGTGATGGTCCGGCCGTCGGCTTGGACGTCGCGGTACTTGTGGAGCAGGTACTTGTCGATCATCTCGGATCCTTGATCTCACGCACCGTCAACAGTTCCACGTCGATCACACCCTCAGCCGCCCACTGATAGGTCACGGTCATCCGATACCAGTGACCCCGTTTCCGTCTCAGTTTTTTGCGGTGGACGTAGCCGATCCCGGCGAGGCATTCGGCGAGGAGTTTCATGTATTTGTCTTCGAGGCTGCCGGGTTCGGGTTGGGTGGAGTCCATGGTGACGGCGGGCGGTTTCTCTCTCATCCTTCCTCGCCTCCGTCATCAGGTCGCCACGCCATCCTCGCGGCGTGGGCCATGAGTTCATCGACCACAGTTTCGAGGTCAGGGAAAGCGGCTTCGGTTGCGTACCCACAAGTGCAGCGGGCGTGGAACCACTCGTCCTCGTCAGGTGTGAACGACTGCGGGTCAGACAGATGTCTCGGTGAATAATCCATTAGCTCACCGCCTCCTCGAACGGGCTGATCCGATAATCAGCATCCACGTTCACCACCCGCCTCTGAGCCTCCCACTGACGGAACACCGCAGCCGCCCGCACCTCCAACCTTTTCTCTTTCTCGAGGTGATTCCGGATCGCCCGGTCGACCGCGTCATCAGCGTTGAGCCCAGCAATGTCGGGGAGGGTTTTGAGCAGCCGGCCCTGGTGGTCGTAGAGCAACACCAGGAACGTGCCACGGTCAACGGACAGGGTCACTTTGAGCCCTCCGTTTCTGGGCCAGCAGGTGGTCAAGCTCCGCCTCAGACACACCACATTTCAGGCAGACCATCCCATCAGGACCGCCCTGGTTCTCCCAGTCGTGACGGTCGCCGTCATAGCAATACTTGTCGTCCCACGAGTAGTCGCTCACTTGGAGAACCTCCGGCCCAACCACTTCACAAACCTCACCGGCACCCGAACCCCGAGGATGTACCCTTTTGTCACGCCCGGCCGGAACCGGCGCCACTCATCAAACGTGATCTCCTCGACCGACTTGTTCTTGAGGATCAGCCACCTCACTCGTCGTCGTCCTCGTCGTCCTCGACGTCCTCGATCGGAAGATCCAACGTCGCCCGGTCAGCCACCTGTGCCGCCTCAGCGTGAGTCAACTCAGCGAGAATCGTCGTCCGCGCCCCAGCCCCATGCCGCATCTTCCCGTTCGTCTCCTTACGAGAATCCGACACGATCTCGCAGCGCAACAACAGGTACAGCTCGTCGTCCCCCTCGATCTCGAGGATCCGGTTGATCGTTTTCCCGCCGAACCCCAAGTGGGTTTTGGTGGGTTCTTCCATGCCCTCAGCGGGCAGGTTCTCTTGTGTCATCGCTCTTCTCTTTCTTGTCGAGGTGGTGGTGGCCACCTTGTGTGTATTTGTCCCGGTAGACCCTCACCCCGGCTTTGGGGCAGAGTTCTTCTGGTCGGCACCGCCACGCCGGTTTCACACAGTCGACGGTCCAATATGCGCATCGATGGTCAGACTTCATCTCCCTCAACATCTATGACGTCGGGGATGTCATCAGCCGACCCCGGGATCTCACGGAACGACTGAGAATCAGCACCCAACGCCGCCGACACCGCAACACTGGCGGGCACCCACTTGAACAACTGACGGATTGCAGTTTTCCGACACATCGCCTCATAATCCGACTTCCAAATGTTGTCGGTCTTGGCCCGCGCACGCCGCAACTCGATCTCAGCCTTCGTCATGTAGTCGAACACCTGACCACCACCCGCCAGCTTCGCTATCCCATACGCCCCAATCACGTCACCCCGGTCCCCCTCAGCAGGACGGTGGATGATCCGCTCATTCGTGCCCAACTCCCACTCGAAATAGTCCTTGTCGTGGACGGTGTGAGCGATGATCGACATCACGCGACCCGACCGGTACGCAAGCTCAACAAAACCCTGATAGCCGACGATCAACTCAACGTCGATCCGCTTCTCTTTGCTGTTCTTGAACGGAACCAGGTACGCCTGACCCAACGGGCCTGCGGGTTCCAACCCGAGTTGGGCGGCGGTCATGATCGCACCCATCAACGAGATGAAGTCGGCCTCTTGGAGCATCTTGTTCGCCCTGATCGCGGTCAGCGCCACCCGTCCGAAATGTTCGGCGCTGATCCCTGTACCTTCGAGCGCCTTGGCGAACTGGACTCGCTGTGCGTCGAGCATCACCGCCCAATACTTTTTGTCCTCCCGGGTTAGGTCGGCCTTTCCGCCGCCTTCAATTTTTTTCGCGAGCTCGGCGTTTTTCGCTTCCTCAGTCATGCCGCCACTCCCGCCAGTTGCTTCGCCAGTTGCTCGATCTCGGCTTTGACGTATTCGAAATCCCGGTAGGTCTCGTCTGGGAGCGTCACACCCAGGTCCTCCATCCCCGGCGTCAGGTCCCATAAGTGGGCGCAGTCGAACCCGAGCCACCACACGTCCTCCGGTCGACCAGGCAGCGGAACATGACAGATCCCTTCGGACGGGTCGGCACCCTCCCGGCACTTGTCCGCGTAGGTCAGTCCGCCGTGAACCTCAACGTCCACGTCGTCGTAGTCCTTCTCGTAGTACGGGTGGCCTGGCGGGACGGCCACATACCCGCACAGCGCGCCGAGCGGATTGCGGTGGATGAGACAGTCGAGGTCGGTCTCGGGGTCCACCCAATGCGCTTTATCCGGTTCGTCGTCCCATGGCCCGGCCGGAATCGGGCGGAGCCTGGTCTTGTGCTTCCACGTTTTCATTTCCATCATTCCTTCTCCTTGATCACATTTAGCCTTCTGTACTCCCCGGCCGGCACCGTGTACATCTTCCGGTAAACCTTCTTCCACGTCACAGCAGGCACCCCCGACACCAACCCCACCTCCGCGTCCTCCAACGCCGCCTTCACCCGGTTCTCCAACCGCTTCTTCTCCTTCTCCAACCGGGAAATCTCGGTTTTCACCCCACGCAACACACCAAGATCGAAAGCCACATCAGTCGGAAGGTCGACCACCGCACCCTCCACCGGATCCGACCAAAGGTCAGCTATGACGCGCGTGGTCGCCAAATGCTCATCCACCTCCGGAGGAGGCGGTAGCTCCCCGGTCAGCCCGCCCGTCAGATGCTTCCCCCGGAACTCGGAGACAAGATCCACAATCCGGTTGATCAACCCGGCGTCCCTTTCGATCTCGTAGATTTCGAACTGGCGGCCGCCGTGGAGACAGACCAGGTGACCGCCGTCGTGGCCAGTCACCCACATCTGCCACTGCACCTGGATCTGGTAGTGGTCGGGGATCTCATCCCACCGCCCGAACAACGCTTCGGTCTTCCCCTCGTAGAGCCCGATGGAGTCGGCTCGGCTCTCCGGTGTGTGCGACTCGTACTCGAGACCGTCGACCGTGGCGGTCGCCCACGGATACTCAGGGTGCGCAACCAGCATCTGACGGTCATGGACGTAGAGCCCGGTGACCTCCTCGAACTCGTCAGCAACCACGGCCTCGAGCTTCTGTCCCCACCCCATTGCTTCCGTTTTCTCTTTCTCGACCTGGTGGACTTTGTCCGCGTAGACGGAAAACGGCGACGACCAAGGGGAGACTCCGAGAATGCCGGCGACGTCGGACGCGCCGATCCCTTTGCGCCGCTTCTCGAGCCAGTCGTCGCGACTTTCGGTGGGGATCTCAACACCGTGATAGCTCATCGGCACGCCTCCGCTTGCGTGAGCGTGTGAAGGCTGAGCAGATCCCCACAAGTCGCACAGCGCAGCTTCCCGATCGCCTGCTTACCGACCGGACCCGGCGGCTCGATCGGGATCTCGCCTGGGTGAGCCTCCTCGATGAGTCGAAGCGCCACGAAATAGGTTGTTTCCTCCCGGAGCTTTTGGAACTCATCGGGGTAGCGGTCCCGCAGTTGAGCGCGGACGTGGTAGCGCCGCTTCCACTTCTCGTTGTGCTCGTGGATGCGGTCTGGGCTCCGCGGTATCTTTCTCACAGCTCGATACCTCGTGGCAACCGGGCCGTCGGCCCACGCCACCCACTGATCCGCCGGACACCAGTCTCACACGACTTGCAGGTGGAGCGCCGGCCGTCCTTCATCCCGGCGTCGGCGCGGAACTGGTTGACGGATTTGGTTTTCCCGCATTTCCGGCACGTCTTGAAATCGGTCACGAGAGCGCCGCCACGATCAACACAGCGGCGGCCAGCACTGTGAACGCCATGTAAATCTCGAACCAGTTGCGAGACCACCATGACTTTCCACGCCGTCCTTCGCAGATGCTGCATTTGCATCCAGTGAGCGGCCCATCCAGAGATTTCGTTAGCTCATCAACGACATTGGTGAACTGCGAGGTGGCCGTCGCGGCCTGGACTATCCGGTTGGCTGCGGCTGTCTTTCCCTGCGACTTGGCGAAGGCGTAGGAACCGGCGTAGGTGAGCGCCGGGGCTCCCGCTCCCGCCGTGGCTTGGGTGTTCTGATCTTCCTCAACGGTTTCCCTATCTCTGCCATACGTGGCCTCCCACTCGGTCTTCCAATCCGCAGGTGTCATCACCCGGAACGGACACTCGTACTTCGCTTCCAGATACCCGCTGAAATTCGATCCGAACGGGACCTGGGAGAGGATCATGGCCTCAACCATCAGCCCGTACTGAGCCCGATAACCACGCTCGTACTCGTGGACCCGCCCGCCGAGGTCGACCAGGCCATGAACCAGGATCTTCCCCTTACCCATCGTGGAGGGGTCGGTTTCGACCGGCGTGGTCAGCTTGTAAGCGTTGACACCGCACATGCATTCACCTGGCATCACGCCGGCGGCTCCCAAGCTCAGCCAGAACAACCGCTCATTATCATCTGATGACGGACCCACCCAATGCGGTGCCGGGTGCTGCCACGTCAGGCACCGGGCTTCGAGGAACCCGGTGTCCCACGCGTTGCCGTTCATCCCGAACAGGTGCATTTTCTTCGTGTCTAGAAACCAGTAGCGGTGCGCCCGAACCGGCTCAGCGAAAACTGTCTCGTCGGTCACACCGTCACCCCGAGACCGGCGAAGATGTCGACGAGCAGCCACATGGCCACGATCAGGAGGACGATCAGGACCACCAGGAGCGCAACCCGGGCGTTCATCGGCGGACACGGTCCCGCACCGGGTCACAGGACCGGCAGTAGCCCGTCTCACAAGAGCAGGCCAGCTCAGTGCATGGTCCCCGGTGAAAGTCGGAGCATTGTTCGTGGCCGTTGACGCAGACCGCTTGTGGGCCTGAGCGGACACCGGCGAAACCTTGGGGTGGTTCGTCTACCGAGAACTTCATCCCGCTCATGCGTCGTAGCCGACCGACAGACGGTAGGCGAGCTCTTCGGCGCTGAGCAGACGGTTCGTGACCCGCTCTGGCCGTCTGTCGTCATACTCGAACACAAGGACCAGCTCACCAGTGGCGACGTCCTCGTAGAGATCGATCGACCGGCCCCTCTCTGTGGTGCCGACCGCATCCCAAAGAATCACCTCCGCCATCTTCTTGCTCACCCTGAGCGATGCCTGGTGCTTCATTTCACAACCTCCACGCTTCCATCACCCTTCTTGAAAACCGTCACCTGCTTCTCGCCCTCCAATTCCGGATGCCGGAAATGGAACGTCAACGTGTGCGACGTCCACACGATCCGGTCGTAATGGGGGCGGGCTCCTTCGGGGCGGACCAGCGACCAGACAATGTCTTCGGCGTTGCGGCGGGTCACCGTCAACTGAGCGTCTTTCATCTCCGGGATTGGGGTCACGTTGTCGCTCACCCCTCCGTCCCTCCTGTCATGTCGCTGATGAAATCGGGGATCGACTTCTTCCTCATACGGCGGCTCTTCCGGTCCTCGCCCATGAGCAACTCAGCGAGGTAGTCGAACCGCTTGAAGACCCGGTCGGTGGCGTCCTCGATGGCCGCAGAGATCGCGGTCTTGTACTCCTGGAGGCCCCGGGCCACTTCGGCATCAAGCCGGTCGCTGACCGAGTCGTGCATAAACTTCTGCACCTCGGCCACCGTCTCATTGGCCTCGCGGATCACACCCCGCAGGTCCTTAATCGCCTCGTGGGCGTGACGGGTCGCCTCCCTGAGCTCCTCGACTTCGCTCATGGCAGCGGGTTGAGCCAAGCAAGCTGGCCGAGTAGAAGAACCGCAGCGAGCGCCCAGAGCAGACGCCGGGTACGCCGGTCGATGGGGGCAGGTGCCGCACTTCCCCAAACGGCACCCGTCCCCACAACCTCGCCGGGACCGGGGGGACGAACGAGAGAACGTTCTGGGCGGTCCCGGCAAGACTCACAGATCATCCGACCACGCACCACGAAAATCCGGGCGGGTTCTGAGCATTCGGGGCAACGGGCCGGACCTGACAAATCGCTCACGACTCCTGCCTTTCGTCGGGTAGGACCCCAAGCTCACGCAGCCGCTTCAACTGCTGATAAACCCGCTGCGTCGACAGCTCGAGCTTCACGGCGATCTCCCTCACCGGCTTCCCCTTCCTGTACAGAGCGAGCACCTTTTTGCGTTCGCGTGTCATTGTCTCGGTGTCCATATTGTTGACACACTACACCACTTGTCAACCGATTACCAATACCCTCTTGCCAATACCCTCAGACGTGGGTAGGATCGAACAAAAGCGGGACCCGACAACGGGAGCCGGGGGAGCGAGAAAGGGCAAAATGAGACTGTCAGAAGCACTCAGAGAACGACAAGGCGACCAAGGCCTCCGGGCCATGGCGAGAGATCTCGACGTCGCAGTAGGCACAGTCGAAGCGTGGGTGAAGGGGTGGCGCCGGCCGAACCTCTCACACATTCCGAAACTGGCTGTTTACCTCGACCTGACCACCGGCGAAGTCGTAGCCGCAGCGCTCGAGGACGGCGAATCTAAGGGCGTTTGGCTCAGTTCGCTCGAACCCTCCGCGGCCTGAATAGGCCACCCGGCCCATTAACCAACCTCACCCTTCACACCAACATGACCCTGGGCGGAGAGAGAGTTCCGCAGTTGGAGGAATACCGGGAACATCTGATCGGACAGGGTCTCAGCCCACGAACCGTCCACATCTACGTGACGTTGGTTGCTCACGCCGACCAGTGGATGCACGACCAGCACCACACCACTCTCGCCTGGGCCGCACCATCACACATCGCTGACTACGCGACCGGACACGTCACCTTCTCCCACTCATCACGAGGCCAAGCCGCCGCAGCCTTCCGCCACTACTGGGATCTAACCGGCCGCACCAGCCCCCCGGTCAAAGCGATCAGAGTCCCACCACAACCCGAAATGGTGTGCAGAGCGGTCGACGACATCGAAGCCCGAGCGCTCACCAAAACAGCGATCGGGTGGAGACCCAAAGGGACCGCCGTTCTGTTCGGGCTCTACCTCGCGCTACGACGGACCGAGATCGCAACCGCGGAGTGGTCCCGGTTCACCGATGATCTTCAGTGGTACACAGTGACGGGAAAGGGAGCGAAAACCGAAACGCTGCCCGTCCACCCGGTACTCAGAGACGAACTCGCCGCGCGTAACACGAATGATACGCGGTGGGTGTTCCCGGGCCGGTTCGGCGGCCACGTCACCCCCGCAACGATCTGGACGTGGAGCAAAGAAGTCGCCGCAGCCGCGGGCATAGACGTCTTCACCACCCACCAGCTCCGCCACACCGCGCTCACCACCGCCAACGACAACACCGGCGACCTCCGAGCAGTACAGACCTTCGCCCGGCACAAGAACCCCGACCAGACCGCCGGATACACCAGGACCAAACAGACCAAGCTCAGAGAAGTCTCAGACGCACTCGACTACCTCTGAGTAAGGTTGGAACAGTGAAACACGTCGTAGACCGGATCGTGGACCGAATCATCAACCGGCCCCCCGCCGGCGTCCTCATCACCCGCGGGATCCTGCTCCTAGTCGGACTCGCCGCCCTCGCCGGGATCCTCGCACTCATCCTCTGGACCAACACCTGGTGGAAGTCAGGCTGGCTCGGAGACCTCCTATGCCCAATCAGCGACCTCCTCTGCCGAGCAGTCGGCGGAGGATCCCAATAACCGCACCCGACGAGGTGCCGTTCTAGACCGAGCCCCACCACATCGCAGCACGAGAGCGCTCCTCGTTGTGCGTCCCATCACTCTCGGGCCACCAGCACCCAGCGACCCAGCCCGGGCCACCAGCTCGGCACGATGCGAGAGCAGGCGCAGCCGCCGCGGTAGACATCCGTCGTATCCACAAGCAACCACGCCACGCCATCCATAAGCACGCCACCACGCAACAGGTACCCTCCCACACGTCATTCAACCTCGAACGATCCGCCCCGAACACAGCGGATATGCACTCTCAGCGGATAAGCCGCCCCACGGTGGTAAGAGGTGCGGAAAATAGCCGTAAGAGACATGCGGGAGGTCGATTTTTTGCTGTTTGGGGTGTTTTTTGGGTCTGTGGTGCGCGAGCGTTTTGCTTGCTGTTGTTGTGTGTTTTGTTGTGTGGTGTCCTGTGGGTAAGTGTGTAGGGGGGGTTTTGACCCTTACATGTGTGGCGTAGTGTAGATTAGTGTGGCGACTTCGTATTTTCCCTGGTAGTGAGTGTGGCGTGTGTGTAGCGTTGTGTTTCGCGGGGTTAGTGATTTAGTTACTGTGGGGGGAGGGAGACGTAGTCTCCCCCTCACAGTACTAATAATCACCCTGGCCACAGTTGGACCACAGTTGACCGAGTTCTTGCTAGCACTGTTGTTTGCGTCGAGGATCTGCTGGTCTCGGCGGCGCGTCTCTGGGTGGGTACTGTGTTAGAGTGTGGAGGATGAGAGTCTGTGAACTGGCTGGTTGCTCAGAGAAGCACCGGGCGAAGGGTCTGTGTGAGGTTCACTATCACCGTCAGCGGCAGACTGGGTCCACCGAGACCAGACGGATCCGCGGTGACGACGAGGCCCGATTCTGGTCCAAGGTCGAGAAAGGCGAGGACCATTGGGTCTGGGTGGGGGCCAGGGATAGCTCTGGGTATGGGAAGTTCGATGTCGCCCGACGTCATCGGGGCGCTCACCGCTACGCGTACGAACTACTGGTGGGTCCGATCGGTGATGGTCACTGGGTTACCCAGCTCTGCGGTGTTCGTCACTGTGTGAAACCCGACCATTTGGAGCAGATCACTCCCTGATCGGCCTTAGGGCGAGGTCGGCGGTCTAACCTCTTTCCGATGGGTCAGACTGATTCTTTGGGTCGGACGGTGGTTCCTCATCGGATGGATGCTGAGAGGGCGTCGCGGACTGAGGATGTGGGGGAGATCATCGAGAGGATCGCCGCGACGTCGTCGGCTCATATTCAGGATCGGACGTTGACTGGGATGCGGGTGGTGTTGGTGGAGATGTTTTCGGGGGAGAGTGTGCAGGGGGCGTCGGCGCGGGCTGGGGTGAGTCGGGACACGGTTAAGAGTTGGAGGCACCGTTATCCGACGTTCGATGTTGAGGTGGGGAGGTTGATGGCCCGGAACCGTAAAGCCCGGGATCAGGCCTTGGCTTTGGAGCGGGAGCAACGCCGCCGGGAGAAGGGTTTGATCCTCACCGACGACGAGATCCCCGACCCCGGGACGTTCGCCGAGTTCCGATGGAAGTATTTCGGCCGGCCGACGGTAAGACACCAGCAGCTCGTCTGTGAGGCGCTCGAGGACGAGTCGAACCTGTACGTGTTCATTTTCGGGCCGACGGGGATGGGCAAGGACACCATCGCCGGGGACTATGTGGCTTACAAATCCGCGCCCGACCGGACCGGACTGCGGGTTGCGTGGTTCATGGAGGCCGAGGACATGTCGGCGCGGCGGATGAGCCGCCTCGAGAAATATCTGGTGGATCCAGCGGTCTACCGGAAGCTGCCGGAGAAAACCCCTGACGGCCAGATCCCCACGGCCACGCTGATCGGCGACTACGGGCCTTTCAAGTGGGAGCCTGACATGGTGTGGGCGGATGGGTCTGAGGTGATGAAGACCAGGTGGTCCCAACACGAGAAATACTATGTGCGGACCGTCGCCCCCGAGCAGGACCCGAACCTGTGGGCGACCGGGGTGGAGGGCTCCACTTACGGGTCGCGGATCAACTTGTGTGTCTGCTCCGACATTTTCACGATGGAGAATCAGGTCAGTCCGACCAACCGGGCCAACCAGTACCGGTGGCTCGACGGGACGCTCGACACTCGCCTCGATGAGGACGGCCGGCTGATCATCATCGGGACGTGGCTTCCGATCGAACACAACTACGAGAAGATCTTGGAGAACTATCTGGCGGACGCTCGGGTGCTGTTGGAGAAGCGGGACGGGCCGGCGGTCTACCGGAAGTACTCGAGCGGGGTGGCGACCGTTTTCATCGAGGCGATCTGGGTCAACCCCGAAACCGGGGAGGAGGAGTCGTACTGGCCGGAACGGTTCCCGATGGGTGACGCTCTGACCAACAAGAAGACCGGTGAGGTGGTCCCGGTCGACGAGCTGAGCGACGAGGAGTATTTGGAGCGGACCGGGAAGGGATGGAAGCGGATCAGAGGGTTGTTGACGAAGCGGATCCGGTCGCCGCTGATATTCATGGCCATGTTCCAACAGAAGCGGGACAAGGACGTGGCGGTGCTGGACTTCACCGAGGAGACATTGATCCGGGCCCGGGACGAGACACGCCAGTTCGGTCAGGTGTTCTCCCATGAGATCAAGGTACTGGGTGTGGACCCGGCGCAGCGGTATGGGGCGGCGTGGGTGCTGTGGGCGGTGGACAAGTCGACGGGGACGATGACCATCGCCGACTTCTTCTGGGGTCAGAAATTGGGAATCAACGGGATCAAAGACCAATTGATTCTCAAACCGTTGGCGCGGTGGGATCCGTCGTGGCTTTGCTATGAGGACAACAAGGACGGGTCGATTCTTGGTGAGACGGTGGTGTATGAGGCGTTGAAGTCGGCGGGGGTGTCGATCTACCCGCATACGACGGGACTGGAGCGGTCCACTGAGCTTTACGGGCCGGGAGCTCTGGCAGCGTGGATGCGGGACGGGAGGATCAAGATTCCGTACATGACTCGCGAGGACCAGGTGCGGGCGATGGAAGTCGAATCACAATTCAAAGCGTGGGACAAGAAACCGGACCGGTCGAAAGCAGGTCAGGCCGGCCACTCCCCGGATGACATTGCGATGGCGGCGTGGGTGGGTTGGATCAAGGCCGGACCGATGATCGAACGCGACCACAAGCAGAACAAGGGGCTGAATATGGGGATCCCGATCGCGATCCGACAGAAGTTCGACCGGGCTCAGAAAGAGCTCAAAGCCCGACGGGCAGCCAAGTCCGGGGTGTCGGAGCGTGACGTCCTAGTGAGGGGCAACCCGTTGGACATGATCAAATCTTTCATCGGGGAGGACTGAGAAACGACAACGTCTTAGACATTAAGACGTAGACTGCGGCACTGTGATCACCGAGACCGACATCCGTCAGTTGCGTTCCGAGGCGATCCAAGCG